CTTGGTGATCTGTTGGATGTCGTATCGAAAGCGTGACCAGATGATAGCCTTGCCGTCGTGCTCTTCGATTATTTCTTTCAATGCATCCATACGTTTGGAATCGAAGTATATTGTTTCACCATCGTCAGTCTTGAGATGACCGGACATGATTTGTTGCAAGCGCAGCATCTGAGTAATAACAGCAGGGGCCGTGGACAGTTCGCCACTATCCAACATGACGAGGGCATACTGTTTGATTGAGTTGTACATCTCTCGTTGTTGCTTGGTCATCTCGACATACCGTACTGTGTAGATCTTCTCGGGTAGATCGAGGCAGTCTTGTTTGAGTACGCGATAGGAGAATGCATCGATCCTCTCGGTCAGTTCATCAAGGTTCTTGTATCCTACGATCTGTTGGAATGAATGAGCACCCATGGTTTTGCGCTGCACGACTGCGTATCTGTATTGAAAGGAGTAATAGGAGTCGTAGCCAAGGAGACCTGGGCGAAGGAACTCGCACTGTGAATATATATCCATGGGACTTTTTGTGATGGGAGATCCTGTTAGTAGTCTTTTGTACTTGAAGGCTGCTGCAATTCTCATTAGTGCTTTAGTGCGTTTGGCTTTTGGATTCTTGATGGTGGTGGATTCGTCGACGGCAATCAATCCATTTCGACCAAACGCACGAGCCATCCACTCCCCTCCCGTCTTGCCTTTGACAGATGAGAAAGCCTCCACATTCATAACAAAGATTGTGAGGCCATCGAACTTCTCACCAACAGATCTCATCTCTGCCTGTTGGGTTTTGTTTGGCGAGGCTACCCATCGGATCACTCGATGCGGCACATCATCTGACATATGCTCTGGTATTTCTTTAGCTACCCAGTTTCGGTACACGCCCTTGGGTGCGATAACCAAAGCAAAGTCTATCTGTCCTAACAGATACAGCATACCTATGTTATCGAGTAAAACTTTTGATTTCCCTGTTCCCATCTCCATAAAGTAACCGAACTCTGGTCTATCCCATCCCCGTTCGAGTGCGGTTAACTGGTGAGAAAATGGTTTTAATTTGTAATTGTAGTTGACAACCACCACATATCTCCACTATTGTCTTTAATACGGATAGCATAGTGCGTCCGTTATATCAACCCTGAAGAGGAGAAACTTATGGACGATATATTTGAAGACATGTTCGACGAATCGGCAGCACTGTCGTCAGTCGATACTGGAACTGGAAAACAATTAAGTCAACTGGTTCGCAATCTCCGCAACGTCGAGAAGCAAATCGAGGATGCAGAGAACCACATGAAAGCACTGAAGCAGGAGAAGCATAAGCTCTCCGTAGAAAACATCCCTGCACTCATGGATGAGATGGGCCTCGAACGTATAGACGTAGACGGTCTGACTGTTGAGCGTAAGATGATTATCAGTGCATCAATACCGCAAGACCGCAAGGAAGACGCCTTCGCATGGCTGCGTGAGAACGGATTGGACGACATCATAAAGAACGATGTCACCTGTTCCTTTGGTAAAGGTCAGGACAATCTGGCAGGGGACGTTGTTGGAATACTACAAGACCGTGGTTTCGATCCAATGACCAAGACCCATGTACATCCATCCACACTAAAGGCTTTCGTAAAAGAGAGAGTCACGGATGGTAAACCCATTGACCTCGATATGTTCGGGGCATTCATTTCAAATGCAGCGCAGATTAGGAGGAAAGCATAATGGCGACCGCAGTAGCAAAGAAAAAAGAGACCGCAGTATCAACCGATGTGATGGATGATATTCTTGAGTTCGCAGGGGAGGGTGCAGCATACGACAGTTCGGAGATGCAGATTCCGTTTGTCCGTATACTACAAGCCATGTCACCTCAGTTGAAGAAGCGTGAAGCTGAGTACATCGAAGGCTCAGAGCAGGGGGATATGTTCAACACTGTGACCAAACAGTATTGGACAGGGGAAGAAGGTGTGACTGTCATACCTTGTTTCCAAACCACCAAGTACCTAGAGTTCACACCGCGTGAACAAGGTGGTGGGTTCCGTGGTGAGATCGCACCAACAGATCCAGTCTTGCAAAAGACTGAGCGTCAGGGTGCAAAAGAGATCTTACCTAGCGGCAACGAACTGGTGAAGTCTGACCAACATTACTGCTTGGTTGTGGATGACGAGGGTTCTTTTCAACCTGTAGTTATCGACATGAAGTCTAGCCAGTTGAAGGTCAGTCGTCGTTGGAAGACCCAGATCGCAATGCAAAAGATCAAGCATCCGAAGACAGGTCAGTTGATTACGCCACCGTTGTTTGGCAATCAGTGGAAGTTCACCACTGTCGAAGAGTCCAATGACCAAGGTACGTGGTTCAACTACGCTATCGAAAAGATCGGTTTGTTAGAGAACCGAGATCTCCTACTTGAGGCTAAGTCATTCCGTGACAGTGTAGCCGCAGGTGAAGTGAAAGCTGCCCCAGAAGTCGAGGACTCTCCCTCGAAAGACGGAGAAGAAATCCCCTTCTAGGTAGCCTGGGGGCGGCTATTTTCCCTTGCCGCCCCTTTTTCATTTCAACAGGAGCAGTAAATGTCACAAGCAAAGAAGCTTCTTGCCGCGTACACTGGCGCATTGTCCGCACATGGGACAACCACGGTCGGTAGAATTGGACGCAACGGCAAGGCAGAGAGCCAGAGTAAGATTGTTCGAGAGCCGATGACCGAGGAGATTGTGCAGGGTCACATCGATGGCAAGCAGGGGATCGGAGCAATCCCGATTAATGAAGACAACATGTGTAAGTTTGGGGCCATCGATGTAGATGTATATGACCTCAACCATAAAGAATTACAGGAACGAATGAACAAACTGGACCTGCCTCTGTTGCATTGCAGATCCAAGTCGGGCGGTGCCCATTTGTATTTGTTTCTCAAGGACTGGGAACCTGCTGCTGTAGTTCGAGAGTATTTAACAGAGATGGCGATACTCTTGGGACACAGTGGTGTAGAGATCTTTCCCAAGCAGGATCAGATCATAGCCGAGCGTGGAGATGTTGGTAACTTTATTAACATGCCATACTTCGATGCGGAGATGCCGCAAAGGTTTTGTTACAACAAAAAGATAGAAGCCATGGAGCTTGACGAGTTTCTCACGGAGATAGACAACAAGCGTGTGAACTTGTCTGACCTTGAGGCACTGCGCTCATCACAATCCCAACGCAAACATTTTGAGGATGGACCGCCATGCTTGCGGCATATCTTTGCAGACGGACCACAATCAGAACCAAGGAACAAGCTGCTGTTTATGATGGCGGTGTACTGTAAGAACAAGTTCCCCGATGATTGGCAAAACTCTGTAGAAGAATACAACCGCACGATGTTTTCTCCACCACTGCAATCTCAGGAGGTAGCAACGCTTATCAAGCAGCACGAGAAAAAAGACTACGGATACACATGCAAGGACGAGCCGTTCAAAAGTTATTGTGATCCTGCTCTGTGCACCTTGGCTAAGTTTGGTATAGGTCAGGACGCACCCGATGCACCGCAGGTCGGTGGACTGACGATCATGTTGTCCGAACCACGTTTGTATTTTATGGACGTAAACGGTACACGTATCCAACTAACAACGGAGCAGCTACAGAACCAGACGCTCTGGCAACGTGCCTGTATGGAGCAGTGTATGTTCATGCCGCCAACTACAAAGCCACAGAAGTGGCAGCAGATGGTCAACAACCTGATGAGTCAGGCTACTTACATAGACGTGCCCGAGGAACTCACGATAACAGGGCAATTCAAAGATCTGTTGGAAGCGTATTGCACCAGTCACATTCGGGCCATGGCTCCAGAAGAAATTATTATGAACAAACCATGGACCGACGGTGGGATAACCAAGTTTAAATTAGAAGGACTGCTCGAGTTCCTGCATAACAGAAGGTTTATTGTCACGAGCCGTGGACAGATAACCCAGATGATACGAGACCTTGGCGGTGATGCCACAAAACAGAACATAACCAAGCGAGGCCCGAAGGGTGAAACAAGAACTAATGTACGTTGTTGGTTTGTCCCTGCGTTTGAGGAAGAAGAAATAGAATTACCTGTAAAGGAGTACAGCAATGAAATCCCATTCTAATCGACTGCTGCGGGTGGGTGAGGTAGCCGAGATGCTAGGCGTGTCGAAATCCTACATATATAAACTCTCGCAGACCGGAGACTTCCCGAAGCCTATCGTTCTAGGTGACGAGACAAACAGGAGATCCTCGAGCCGTTGGGTTCTGACTGAGATCGAAGATTGGGTAAACACAAGACCGAGGGGTAAAGAGTATGATACCGAAAGCTAAATTAATTCTTGGACCGCCAGGATGCGGCAAAACCTACCGTCTAATTGAAGAGATCCGCAAGGCTCTGGCAAAAGGAACACACCCATCACGCATAGGTGTGATCTCTTTTACACGCAAGGCCATCGAGGAGATGGTGACTCGAGCCTGTGAAGAGTTCGAACTGGAACCAAAAGACTTTCCGTACATGAGAACATCTCATTCGTTTGGGTTCCGAGCTTTAGGCTTGCAGCCGCAAGACATTATGAAGAAGGATGATTACGACAACATAGGAGAAACGGTAGGACTAACCTTCGAAGGTAAGCTTTCTAACTCTCTTGAGGATGGTATGTCTCTGCCTTCTTTGGGTGGATCAGGGTCAGACTACTTACAGATGATAGGAAGATCACGTTTACGCATGGTTACGTTGGACAAAGAGTTCAACGAAACGGCTGACCGGACGCTGCACTTCCCCAAGTTGGTGCAATTGCACGAGCAGATTGAGCAATATAAACAAGCCATAAACAAATACGACTATGTGGACATGATCGATAAGTACATACAGGTGGGTGACGTACCCAAACTTGACTACCTGTTTATAGATGAGGCCCAAGATTTTACACCATTGCAGTGGGAGATGGCTGTTAAGATAGCAAGCGAAGCGGAACAGGTATTTATTGCAGGGGATGACGACCAAGCTATCCACAGATGGACAGGCGTAGACGTAGAATTATTCAAGGAATGCTCCAAAGACATAGATGTACTGGATCAGTCATACAGAATACCAAGGTCCGTGCATAAACTAGCAAGGGTTCTTGCAGGTAGGATCGAGGATCGACACACCAAGATATTCAAACCAAGAGAAGAAGAGGGTTTGGTCGAGTGGATCAACCACCTTGATGAAACGCCACTGCACGAGGGATCGTGGACACTCATGGCAAGAACAAACGGTTACGTCCATGACATGGCAAAGAAGATCAAGAACATGGGGTTTAAGTTTTCAATCAAGGGTAGGCCCAGTATCTCGGACAAACTGGTGGCAAACCTGTTTACTTGGGAGGACCTGTGTCAAGACAAGAAGGTTGGGCTACAGAGGATCAAGGACCTGTACTCGTCTGTACCAAAGCAGGGACAGAACGCAGTGGTCAAACGTGGGTTTACGCAGAGGCTAGATGTACTGGCTCCTGATGCAGAATTAACAATGGATGAACTACAAAAAGAATACGGTTTACTGGTGGGCGCAGAGCAGAGCGGCTACGAGGTGTTGCGTGTAAGCAGGATAGAGCAGGATTACATTGCAGCAATGATGCGTAGGGGGGACGATCTACTGTCTGCTCCTCGTATAAAGTTGTCTACCTTCCATGCCATGAAGGGTGGAGAAGACGACAACTGTTTGGTATACTTAGGGTCTACCAAGTCTGCCTGTGAAAGCAGGTTTCAAGACGATGAGCACAGAGCGTTTTATGTTGGGGTAACTCGAGCACGTAACTCTCTGTATATATTACAATCAACAAACGATTACAGGTACACGATATGAAATGTTTATACTGCGGAGATGAAATGATTCAGGGTGGTGACCATGACACGTATGAAGAGGAGTTTATCATGGTATCAAACTTCCATTGTCCGAAATGTAGTTCTTTTGCTTTGTTCTATTTTCCAAATGATGAAGAGGAGCAAACAATCCAATGAAACGGCAAAAAGTTTTGGAGACAGCAGCAAAACTAATCCATGGTGACAGGGCCAAGGACTACGGTGATGCGTACAAGAACCACCAACGCATAGCCGATGGATGGAATATAATAATAGAAGGAGCCATGGAGAAGCATGGTCAAATAACTCCGGCCCACGTCACGCTGATGATGGACTGGGTAAAAACGAGCAGACTAATAGAAACAATAGACCACGAGGATTCGTGGATCGATAAAGCAGGATACACCGCCTTGGGTGCGGAGTTCATTGAGGAGAAATAATATGCAGGTAAACCTGTTTGGTAGTGCGCTGCACCACCAGATCAAAGGGGAACTAGATCTAATAGACAAGGACTGGAACATACCACCAGAGTACCCAGACCTGACAGGCTACAAGGATGTGGCTGTAGATCTAGAAACCTATGATCCTAACATCAAAACATTGGGGCCAGGATGGGCACGTAAGGACGGACACATCATTGGCATAGCTGTAGCAGCAGGAGAATACAAAGGATACTTTCCCATACGTCATGAGAACGCACACAACCTAGATCCGAAGTTCACGCTCAAGTGGCTAAAGAAACAGATGTCTGTGCCAGACATGAACGTGATCATGCACAACGCAACCTACGATGCAGGATGGATGAGAGCCGAGGGCATAGAAATACAGGGCAGGATCATTGACACAATGATTACTGGCGCACTGGTGGACGAGAACCGTTGGTCCTTTGGACTCGATGCAATGGCTCGAGACTATGTGCAGATTAGAAAAGACGAAAAGCTTTTACAGGCAGCAGCCAAGGAGTGGGGCGTAGATCCAAAGGCAGAGATGTACAAGCTACCGCCCAAGTATGTGGGAGCATATGCCGAACAGGATGCGGTTGCTACGCTCAAACTATGGGATGCTCTGAAGGTACAACTCGAGGAGCAAGAACTCTGGCACATCTGGAATGTAGAGACAGATCTTATACGCTGCATGTTGGACATGAGAACCAATGGTGTGCGTGTGGATCTCGACAAGGCAGACAAGAACAAGAAACTAATCCGAGCCAAGACCAAGGAGCTACGTTCGTATATCAAAAAGGAAGCAGGGATGGAGGTAGACATCTGGGCCTCTGCTTCTATCCAGAAGATGTTTGATAAACTGGACATGGAATACTTTACCACAGAGAAAGGTGCGCCATCGTTTACCAAATCGTTTTTAAACGATCACCCTTCAGAAGTATGTCAGGCGTTGGTCAAGCTACGTGAGTTTGACAAAGCGGACTCTACGTTTATCGATAGCATACTGCGCCATGAACATAAGGGTCGTGTGCATACTGAACTACATTCCACACGAAGAGACGAGGGTGGCACGGTTACTGGACGCTTCTCATCATCCAACCCAAACTTACAGCAGATTCCTGCTCGAGATCCCGACATCAAGAAGATGATCCGTGGTTTGTTTATACCAGAGGACGGTTGCCAGTGGGGATCGTTTGACTATTCGAGCCAAGAGCCGAGGTTACTAGTGCACTTCGCAGCCTCCGTGCCTGTTGGTTTAAGGCACTCTGTGGTCGACAACATCGTAGACGAGTTCAACACAGGGGACGTGGATCTCCACCAGATGGTGGCAGAT